ATTTATTTAAAACTTTTATCGAACATAAAAAAGATATTATTATAAGTTGTGAAACTAAATTTTCGCATCAAGAAAATTGTGTAAAAGAGTTTTATGAAAAATTAACAACATCATTTAAAAATAAATATATTAATAGTGGATTCATAATCGGATATAAATGGGCACTTATAAAAACATTTGGAGACATAATTAATAATATACATATATATAATAAAAATAAAAGTGACCAACGTGTTTTATCATTGTATATAAAAAATAATTATGATAAATTATCTATGGGTTTAGATTATAATAATATATTTTGTACAACTGTAAATACAGAATATAATGAAAATATAGAAAACATTTATTCCTTTTTTATACATGTAACATTCTTAAAAAATCAATGTCAAAAATTAAAATATGATAAAATATGTAAAAATATCTTAAGTTGAAACGATAATTAATTGAATAAATTTTAAAAATAATAAAAATACAATGGAGGTGATATTAAGTGATATTCAAAAACGTAATTTAGTGATGGGATATTGTTGTTTAAATGTGTATTTAAGAAACAAGGGTATATTTACATCAAGAACATGTAGATTACAAACGATGAAAGAAAAAGGTATAGAATATGGATATATGTTAGCACATCAGAATTTAGATGATTTAGCGGCAATATTAAGATGGAATTATAAAAATGGTATTTATAATTATAGAATGTCTAGTGAAATATTTCCATTTGCAAGTCATCCAGATTATTATAAGGATTATGATTTTAATCAATTTAAGGAGAAATTAAAATCATTAGGAGAATATGCAAAAAAATGTAAACAGGTTATTACATTTCATCCTGGACAATATAATCAATTATCTTCTCAAAGATCATCTGTCATAGATCAATCTATTGTAGATATAAATGTACACGCAATGATATTAGATATGATGAACGCTGGCGTAGATAGTATTATAATAATACATGGTGGATCAAAACAAGATGGTAAAGAAAACGCTTTAAAAAGATTTAAAGAAAGTTTTAAAAGATTATCAGATAGTGCTCAAAGAAGACTTGTTTTAGAAAATTGTGAAATGGTCTATAGTATAGAAGATTTATTACCTATATGTGAGGAATTACAAATACCAATAGTGATAGATTATCATCATCATAATATAAATCCTGGCAATGAAGATTTATCAAAATTAACAAAAAATGTATTAAATATATGGAAAACAAGAGGTATTACACCATTATTTCATTTATCTGAATCAAGAGATGGTGTTAAAGAAACAGATTCATTAACTGCAAGAAGGGCACATTCAGATTATATAAAAAAATTACCAGATGCATTATTAGAGGTACTAAAGGAAACAAAAGTTCATTTAGATATTGAAGCAAAGCAAAAAGAACAAAGTGTACTAAGATTATTTAAAATGTATAATTTGAATGATGTAAATGAAAAATATATTTTATATTAAAAACGCAAAAATACGTTTAGAAATGTTTCAATTATTAAAATATTTTATATTATAATATTATATGAAAAATATAAAGAATTAGCTCAAATTGAAGAAAAAACAAAAAATGTATATTTTATAGGAAGATTAGCTAATTATAAATATTTTAATATGGATCAGGCTATTAGAAATGCTTTAGATTTTTTTTATGATAAATTAAATAACGTATAAATAACTAATAATAAAATGAAAAAAATATAATAAGATAATAATCACTATGTATCAACAGTTTGTTAAACAATTTAAACGAAGTTTTATCAATGTTTCAGATATACAGAATATTTATGTATATGAATCATTTAAAGATGTTCCTGAATTTATTAATTGGAATAAAAACAGACATCCAGATGAATCAAGAATAAACGAATTAAAGTTATATTATTCGAAAAATAATACAAAAGTAATTCCTGGTATTATATACGGATGGCAAAAAAATAGTAAATCAAAAGTAGAAATTTATGATGGTATACATCGTATTTTAGCAGCGAGTCAATTATATAAAGAGACCCAACAAAATTTTACAATCTTATTAAGCATATTAAAAACTGAAGATGAAAATGTTGTTATTTCAGATTTTAGAGCCATAAACAAAAGTTGTCCAGTTCCTATATTATATACAGAAGAAACATCTATATATAAAAAAAATGTATGCGAATATGTGATTAATAAATTATGTGAAAATTATAAAGCATTTGTTTCACCTAGTAGAAAACCATTTCAGTATAATTTCAATAGAGATGTTACTTTAGAATGGTTATCTGAATTTGATATAGATTGGACATTAAATGGTTTACAAGATATTATTTTACAAGAATTGAATGGGTTAAATCATGCAGCTAAAAATTTTGTATTACGTAATAATATTAAATCTCCTAAGAAATGCGAATTTCACAAATTCTATTTATGGTATTTAGAAAAAGATTTTATTAAAAGAAAAATTGAAACTAGTATTAAGGAAGTTTATTATATATAAAATTTAGTCGCTGATATTTTTTTATAAAATTTATTATCTTAATAAATAATAAGATAATGAATACAAATCCTAATAAAAAAGCAAATGCATGTTTTATATACGAAAAAGATAAAAATAGTAAAAGTATATTTGATTATGTGACAGATGTCTCATTATACAAAAATGAAAACCAATGTGCTGATTTCACACCTCCATTCCTTGGTTATGTACAAGCTGGTATTCCACAAATGAACGTAAATGTAGAAAATGATTTAAGAGGTGGAGATAGACTTATATCTAAATGTGAAACTTGCAAATATATTCCTAATAATGTTTCAGTCGCTTCTGATGGTTTATCAAAAGTTAAAAGCGAACATTATAAATTGCAAGAATGTATGGATAATATGAAAATTTTACCTAACGGTTATGGTTATAAAAAATGAAAAATATATGAAATACAGTATATTTTTATTAGATGACACGTTTAACGTGTAATGTTTGTTGTAAAAAAACATCAAAAGTATTCAAATGTAAAGATTGTAATAGTATAATATGTCTACAATGTGGTAAATTTTATGAAGATTATAATTATTGTGTATATTGTCAAAGTTATATTACTAATTTAAAATTTACAAAAGTATATATTAAATAGGTTTAAAATTATATTTTTTTTTATACAAAAGATATAATTATGTCAGTTCTTCCTTTTACATTTTATAATTATGTAATGGAATTAAGTGATAATGAAGTAGAAAAGTTTAAAAAAATTTTTCAAAATAGATTAGAAAAAATACCTGATAAAATTGTATCATCAAGAGTATTAATGATATTATTAGATATTCAATCAAGAGAAGAATATGATATTTTTAGAAATGTGTACATGGGATATTTTAAAAAAAAAGTATTGGGTAATATAATTTAAAAAAAATATATAGTAATATTAATATAATAATATGTCAAATGAAAAATCTGAGATATTAAATCCTAAAAGTAGTTTTATTTTAGTTTCATATTATTGGGGAGAAGATGTAGTAAACAAAGGATCTGTTCACGGATTAACATATGGACAACAAGTAAAAAGAATTATAAAGGATTGTCAAAAGTTAAATATAAACTATTATTTTGTAAGAATGATAGAATTTGAAAAAAAAGGGACATATCAACAAGCATTATCATATAAACCTGGATTTATACAAAAATGTTTAGATTTATTTCCAAATTATAAATGTATATTTTTAGATACTGATTTAAGAGTATTAAATTATCCACATTTATTTGAAGTTGATGCTGATTGTTTTTTTATAAATTGGAATGAATATGATTGGGGTTGTTATAATCCATATCAAATAGTTTTACCTGGCGCTGTATTAGGATTTGCAAATAATAAAGGATCAAGAGAAATGTTAAAAATTTTAACAGATTATATGAATAAACATCAACATTTAGCAGAAGATAAAACATTTTCGGGTATAATAACACGACATTTTATGAATGTATATTTACGTTGTGTATGGTTACCAGAAACATATTTATATATGTTTGAAAAACATAAATATAGTCCAAAGTTAGGAAAATATACATATGTAGCAGATTATAAAAAAGAATTAAGCGGCAGTAGATACAAGATGAAGGATTTAGTATTGGTACACGAAGATTTTGAAACAGGCGCATTAGAAGATGTATATGAAAAAAGAGTATTAAAAGAAAGATTCCCACCAAATTTTAATAGACAACAAGGAGAAAAATTAAGATGTTTTGATATCACATTTAAAAATTATATGAATTATGGTTTAAATCGATATCAAACAAAACAATATATGATAGATAATAGAAGAAAACAAAGATATAAGATTGCGGACATGAAAAAATTAATAAAAATAAAAATAAGGGAAAAATATAATATATTAAAAGAACGAACTTATTTCAATTGTCCATTTTATATGGTAACATTGTATAATACAAAAGTAGATGATCGAAAAAATGTAGAAAAATGGATCGAAATATGTGAAAAATATAATTTATCGTACAAAGTTTATAAAGTAAACCGTGAGGTAAGTAAGCCACGATTTTTTTATAAAATCTTGAAAGAATTAAAAATGCCAATTAGATATGTAGATGTAAATTATAGACTAAAATCAAATCCTGTTAAGTTTTATATAAAAAATATGGATATAATGACTGTTAATTTAAATAATTTATATAATACAAGTGGATGTTCTGATATGAGAATTTTAAAAATGCTAAATGATAATGTTTATTGCTTTGGTTATAATAATTTTGTTATGGATTTTTTAAAGATATGGGATGAACATAATAAAGGTGATATGATAAAAAACAAAGTACAACATAAAAGTTTAGAATATGCATTTAATATTTCTTTATCAACAAATAAACTAAGATGTTATTGGTTTAATAAAAAATACATACTGGATAAGAATATGGGGAAAAAATACTTGATTAAAAAGTCGATTGATGATTATAAAAAAATACCAAAAGAATATAAAACTATAACAACAAAATTGCAACAATGTGGATTAAAGCCTCCATTGAATGAAAATAGCGATCCTGTTAGAGCACATCACTATGGATCAAAGATAGGTGCATCATATCATAACAAATATGGAGAAAAATTTTTAGAGTATTTTTAAAAAATGAAAAAAATATAATAAATAAAAAAAGAAAAATGGATGTAATTAGAATATTAGTGCTAATAAGAAAAAAAAAAGTATATTGTATTAAAATTTAAATATTTTACTTTTCAAAAAAATTAAAATATTGATATATATTATAAAATAATATGATTGAGGATTTTGTTTCTAACTTATTAGGCGGTGCTAAACATTACTCTTCCAAAAAGCGTTCTTCCAAAAAGCGTTCTGCTAAGCGTTCTGCTAAGCGTTCTGCTAAGAGATCTGCCAAGAGATCTGCTAAGCGATCTGGTAAGAAGAGATCTGTCAAGAAGTCTGCCAAGAAGTCTGCCAAGAAGTCTGCCAAGAAGTCTGCCAAGAAGTCTGCCAAGAAGTCTGCCAAGAAGTCTGTCAAGAAGTCTGGTAAGAAGAGGTCTGTCAAAAGACGTTCATCAAAGAAGAGATCTGCCAAGAAGTCTGCCAAGAAGTCTGCCAAGAAGTCTGCCAAGAAGTCTGCCAAGAAGTCTGCCAAGAAGTCTGCCAAGAAGTCTGGTAAGAAGAGATCTGTCAAAAGACGTTCATCAAAGAAGAGATCTGCCAAGAGATCTGCCAAGAAGTCTGCCAAGAGACGTTCATCAAAGAAGAGATCTGGTAAGAAGAGATCTGCCAAGAAGTCTGCCAAGAAGTCTGCCAAGAAGTCTGGTAAGAAGAGATCTGTCAAAAGACGTTCATCAAAGAAGAGATCTGCCAAGAGATCTGCCAAGAAGTCTGCCAAGAGACGTTCATCAAAGAAGAGATCTGGTAAGAAGAGATCTGCCAAGAAGTCTGCCAAGAGACGTTCTATGAAGAGACGTTCATCAAAGAAGAGATCTGCCAAGAAGTCTGTCAAGAGACGTTCATCAAAGAAGAGATCTGCCAAGAAATCTGTCAAGAGACGTTCATCAAAGAAGAGATCTGCCAAGAAATCTGTCAAGAGACGTTCATATAAGAAGCGATCTCAAAAGGGTGGTTTAAGAAAGTCTTTATATGGTAAACAAAGAAAGGCTGCTCTTGGAGAAGCTGAAGGACCTGTAATGGCAAAGTGTGCTCCTGGTACCAAAATGGGTATGGATGGAAAATGTTATAAGCATTCTGCTGCCAAGAAGAGATCTGTTAAGAGACGTTCTGCCAAGAAGTCTGCCAAGAAGAGATCTGTTAAGAGACGTTCCGCCAAGAAATCTGCCAAGTGATGATAGTCTATGATGTAAATATATTTAAAAAAATATATGAAAATTATTTTATATTGTATATATAATAAAATTTAATATATATATAATGAGTTTTAATATACCAGTTATAAAAGAAAGTAACAATAAATTAGAGATATTGGATACAGAAGTATTTACAAAATATTTAGATTTGTTATTTCAAAAAAAAAACAAGGATATATATGTGTGTTCTACAAATTTAGTAGCATTAAATGAATATTTTATAGAGGTAAATATAAGTGAAGGGACTTATAAGATATCAAACTATTTATTAACACTATATAACCAATGTAGTAAAATTAGAAATATTCGTTTCTTCATAGTGCCAATTTTTTTGATATTTCCTCAGGTATATAATGGTAAAGAAGATTCTATATTACAGTCAACAGGGCATTCGAATGCAATATTAATAGACAAGAAATCGAAACTTGTAGAGTGGTTTGAGCCACATGGTGAGGCATATAAGGGGCATTTTTTAAAGTTTGATACAGAAAAAATATTAAAATCTATATTAAATGACATATTTCCAGGAATAGATAATGCTTATACATTTAATAATGCTTTAAAATCTTGTGATTATTTAGCACCACAAAAAGGTGATCGTGATACATATTGTTTAGGATGGAGTTTGTTATATATAGAATTAAAGTTACTGAATCCAACATACTCATCTTATACAATATTTAAACTATTTAATGAAAGGTTTTATACGGATGAGAAAAGATTAACATATATAAAACAATATATAATTTATGTAGAAAATAGTGTGAAACTAGCTGTATCAAAATTACATTCTTTATATAAAAAGGGTATAGCTTTTAATTTTGGTGATATTATTATCAACAAAAACAAATTGGATGAAAGGATACTAGAATTATTAAGAATGTACAAGAATGAAACTAATCCATTATTAAGATTAGGAATTTTTTACGAATTAATGGGATATAGTAAATATCTAATGTTTCATGAAATATTGTTTCAATTTTTAAACACAAATTCTATTACATATATTTAATATAGTTTTAATAACAAAATATATTAAACGTTTATAATTGAATTTGATTATCAATCCATCCCCAACATATGATAGAAATACGTCCTTCCTCTCGAACTGGCATATCTTGTAAAATACCGTGTCTCCAAATAAGATTAGTATCTTTTGCAAATGCATATACACATCCATCTGGCTGAGGTGAACTAATAACAGTTTTTGTTTTAGCATGTTCAAATGCAGCATCACGAGTTGCACCAAAAGATACTGCTACTGTAAAATTTTGAACAGCTGCCTTGTCTGGATTAACTGCACTACTATCAAAATGAAAAGGTTTCCACTGAGAAGTATCCTTATACCAATTTAATCTAGTTGCTTTAACATCCATATTAAAATAATTAATAAGACGTTCAATAACAAATTTAAATGTAGGACATGTATTTTTCCAATGTGTTTTATCATCTGCAATAAAATGTGTTCCTTCAATTTTATCATTTCCATGCCAAAGTTTTAATAATTTTTCAGATGGAATACCACAGTTTTCTATTTCACTTGCAAGTTTATCATATAATTCTCCATTTTTAAAATCTGAAAAAACACCAGGAGCAACAAGAACATCTCTAGATGTAATAGAAGTCAAAAAAGTAGTAGGATTTGTATCAACAATAAATCTTAAATCGACTGGTTTAGTCATAGGTTCAAAACATTCTGTATTTTTAGACTTGTGTCTACGAGTATCTTTAAACGTCTGAATAAAATGTGAGCGTTTACATTTATCATTAAATTTACATTTGTTAAATTTCCAAAAAGGGAAACAAAGATTTTTGTCATGAATAAATTTGCAATTGTTTCTATCACATTTATTATACATAAAATTTTTACACACATTTTTAAAATTTGTACTTTTTACATTATCATTTTTTTTATTATATTCATCTTCGTAATTATCATTTGATTGCTGTTCCATATTTAAATAATTTATAAATATGTTAATTTTTAAGTCAAATTAACATATAATGTGAAATATTTTTATATATATATTGTTTTCCAACTTTATTATCGATATAAACCATAATTCATATAATTTTTCAATCCACCATGATTGTATTTTTTTAATAGATGTAATATAAATCAATTCTTTTAATACTTTATATTTTAATTCAGTATCACAAGTATAAATTTTTTCAATAAGACAATCATAACATACACGTATAGGATTATAACAATTAGGATTTATTATCATATTATAATGAAATGATTTTATATACTTAGGTTTAGAATAATCTTCTTCATTAAAATTTATAAAATAATGTAATACATAATATAAATCGATTCATTAAACATATTTAAAAATATAATAACATATTGTCTAATGAAATTTCAATATTTTTTTAGTTTAAATTATTTCATATTAAGTGTATTGGGATGTGATAAAATTTATACAAGACGACTAAGATCAACAGTGTTAGATAAAGTGTCAAGTACAGTGTCAAGTAAAGTGTCAAGTACAGTGTCAAGTACAGTGTCAAGTACAGTGTCAAGTACAGTGTCAAGTACAGTGTCAAGTGCAGTGTCAAGTGCAGTGTCAAGTACAGTGTCAAGTGCAGTGTCAAGTACAGTGTCAAGTACAGTGTCAAGTGCAGTGTCAAATACAGTGTCAAGTACAGTGTCAAGTACACCAACTTCTAGTATATTTATAAATGATGTATTGGATGGTCATAATAATGAGCGTATATTAACTGAGGGTTTAAAAAATTTAACTTGGAGTGATGATATGTATAGTTCGTCAAAGTCGTGGTCGGATAATTTAGCGAGTCGTGGTTGTGTATTAGAACATTTTTTAGACAATGCGAACAGGCAGAATTTATATGGTATATATGGTACAAAGAATGCAGATATATCGAGGGCGATAGAGATGTGGATAGATGAGAAAAGTATGCTTGATAAACCTGGGGTGACATTTGAGGAGATAGGACATTATTTGAATATAGTAGCGGAGGGTATAGAGGGTGTTGGTTGTGCAATTTCTAGCGGGGATAATTGTGCAGTAGTGACATGTAATTATGAATAGTTAATTATGTAAAAAAAAAAATATTTATAATTAATAAGATATAAATATATGCAAAATTACACATCAGATGTGGAAATGATCCCTGTAAGTCTTGAAACAAGGGTTGTACCATCAGATGTGGAAATGATCCCTGTAAGTCTTGAAACAAGGGTTGTACCATCACGTGCGGAGACGGGAGTATCGTCATTGGTTGCTAGTACTCCAGTGCAATTAGCTGATACGACGGAATTAAAGACATTTATATATGATTGGGCAAAAAAATATGAAGGAGGCAATGTGAAAAATGCTGTAATAAGATTTAAAAAAGTAATAAGCACTACTGTAGAAAATTTGAGTACAGAGGAGATGATAATAATGAGGGAGTTTTCGTCATTTATAATAAAATATAATATAAAGACTGAAAATTTTTTTTATCTTTTTAATACGATATTAAAACCATTGGAAACATTATATGGGAATTCTCATTATTATTTACCTGACAGTGGCGAGCAGATAAAGGAACTTTGTATAATGTTTGGTGATATATTCACAAATCATAAAAAATATATAAATAACTTGTTTATTGTCGAAAAAATTATTCCTGTGACTTCTGTGAATGGCAAAGCATTTGTTATAAATACAAAGCAACCAAATATAAACAATGCATTAAGGAATAAATTATTGGTAGTAAAAGTTGCATTAAATAGCGAATCAGATTCTTTATCATATGAATATTATATAGGAAGATTTTTAAATATATTAAGAGTTGAGAATATAACAGATGTTTTTGCATTAATGTATGGACGTTTTAAATGTAATTATAATATAGTTAATCCTGGTGATGAATTATGTCAAACGATAAGCAATGTAGATAATAACAAGGTACATATAATAACAGAGTATGTAAGGAATGTATCTACAGAGAAAAATATAAGCTTATATAATTTTATAAATGAAAGATTCAGTACGAATATTGATTTACAACCTGATGTCATATTTCAAAATTTATTAAGAACAAATATAATAATCAAAGGTATAATAGAAATACTATTAATGTCATTACAAGGAGCACAGGATAGGTTGAATTTTACACATTATGATTTACATTTAAATAATATATTAATAATAGAACACGCACAGAAAAAAAAATATTTTGTAGGATACAACAGTGTTGAAGTACGCTATATCCCACATATAATAGATTATGGACGGTGTTATATAAATCCAAGTCGAGTATTAGACCAGTATAAAGAATTATATGATAGAACGAATATTATTTATATGGATGACAATAGAACCATATATACATCATTTGAGGAAATGCAGACAAAATGGGCAAAAACATTTGTTTCAAAAGAATATTTAAGTGTAGAAAAAATGGTTGAAGAATATATGTTAAATAATATAAAAGATTATATAAATAAAAATTTTGGAGAGGAGATTAATACAAAACTAGAAGAAAAAAAAAGAGAGATTGAAAGAGATGTAGAAGAAGCTATAAAGAAGGGGGATATTAATAAAAAAACAGGAGATTTTTATAAAAAGGAACAATATGAAAAATTTGAAAGGGACTTGTTTATGAAATATAAAAAGGACTCATATAAAAATTTTAGAAGAAACGTGTATGAAACATATGTAGGAAATGAAACTATGGATATAACAAATGAGCAGAAGAACGAATATTTTCCAAAAGAAGGTGGCTTAAAAAGACGCCCAGACAATATATACGTATTACCACATACAACGCCAACAAAACCGCATAGTCAACACGATATGTTTAAAGTAGTTATGTCTATATGTAATCAAATGATATATAATCTAAAGATTGTACACGAAAAGAAAATGTTAAGCGAAGATAAACAGTTAAGCGAAGATAAATGTCAAGTCTTAGCAGAAAAGTGGAATGAAATACGGGACTATTTAAAAGAAGAATTTCCTATATATGCAGAAAAAGGTTCTATGTTATTTAAAGAAATAAGAAATAACGTACCAGATCCTAAGACATTATTACAAAAGTTGACAAAAATTTTTGATAAACGGAATATGGGGAAGGTTATGACGGGTGGAGGTGTAGGTGGCATTAAAAAAAATGAAATAGAATTGGAAAGTGAAAATAGTTTAAAAATGAATCAGCTCAAGGACGTAAAGGACATTCCAAAGATGTATTATTCAGTGGTGACGGATGATGAATATAATAAATATATAGAAAACGAGATTAAAAAAATGCTTGCAAAAAAAGACAGGTCTGAAATGACTGAATTCGAGCTTAAAGCGGAGGTGGGATTAAAGAAACTTTTTAAAGAAAAAAAGTAAGAAGTATAAGAAATATAAATAAGTAGTTTAGAGTAAATTAAATAAAAGATCATTATAATAAAATAGTGATCTTTTATAATTAAATACACAATTATATATTAAATTAATTTTTGAGCTGTTGGTGGAATTATTAAATTAGTAGTTGAATTAGCAACTGTAATTAGTTTTTTTTCAGTAGGAGGAATCATTATATTTTTAGGGATGGTCATATTATTTGAGAGATTTTGTAATTTGTCTTTTATTTGATGTATTTCATTAGAAAATAAATCTTGTATATTTACATCTTTATTTTTAAATTTTTCTATAGCTATTTGTAAAATAGTATATTTAATAACGTTGAGATCAGTAAAAATAGTTTCTTGTAAAATAAATCGTAAAAACAAATATAAAGTAATAAGAATAAAAATTGTAGTAAAAACAGTTTGATTAATGTGATGTAAATTATAAAAGGTCTTTTTAGAAAGTAAGAAAAGAACAATAGATGTTAATAGAAAAATATAAAGTAATTTATTATATATTTGTTTTTGTATAACAGATGTTTTTTCTTGTGATATTTTATCATTTGCAAATTGATTTAATTGTGATAAAATAAATGTTTCATCAAATAAATCATTAGATAGTTCATTAATGATATGAGTTTTATGATTAGAAATAGTAGTTTGTAATGTTATTGGGAGATAATAGATTAAAAATAAGGTAATAGTAATGAGAATAAGAGTGGGAGGTAATAAGAATGGGTGAATATTATAATGCATGAATTTGTTTCTTTAGAATATAGTAAATATATTTTTTTCTGAGTATTTAATAAGAATGGATTTAACAGAAGAATTAATAAAAATGCCAAGTTCTATTTGGATAAAGACGTTAGTTTATATGGTTATGTTATCTAGTGGATTAACGATAGGATATATATATTTATTAAAAATAGCAAATGATATATATAAAAAGAAAATAAAAGAAGTGATTTATGAAAATGCTGATAATATAATTAATAAATTGGATAAAAGGACCATGGATATTTTACTAATCTTATCCAAATCATTACCATTAGAAAAAATGAAAGAAAAATATAATAAAACAGATGAATTTGTAGATGAAAGAAATAACAAGTTGCAAATTATGATGAAAATGTGGTTAATAGGATTAGTAATAATTTTAATATTACTATGGAAAAAAGAAAATGTGCTAAATGTATTATTTGAAGTGAGTATTGTATACTTGATAATTGGATTAGTTATATACAAATATTTAAAAGATGATTTAATTCAATACAGCAATGTACTAATGGAAAGTGCGTTTAAAAATAATATCTAAACGCACTTTTGCGTCTTGGAAAAAAAAGAGTATGTTATAGAGTAAAATATTTATATAACTAAACTAAGAAAAACTAAACTAAGAAAACTAAACCAAGAAAAACTAAACCAAGAAAAACTAAACCAAGAAAAACTAAACCAAGAAAAACTATTATTTATCATTTTGATTATCAAGAAGTTTTAATAAATCATCTTGGTCAAATTCAAAAATCCAAGAGTTATTTTTTACAAATTCCTTTTCAAGATTGTCAAACATCTCGTTTTCCTTTTCAATATAATCAGGAATAAAAGACTTGGCATCTTTATTAAGAAATTTTACATTTAATGGGAAAATATCAAGATTATTATTGCTATTCATTTTTATATAATATTTAACAAAAATGAATTATTATTCAGTTTTTTTATTTTATGCTTTAAAATTCAATATCGTCTAATGTAATTTTATCAAACTCGTCTTCTAAATCGAGAGAATATACTCGATTTGTAATTTTAAGTCCCTTAGTTTTTTGTATTTTAGGTTCGGTTTTTTTTTGTATGTCAAGTTCAATTTTTTCTTGTATTTTAGGTTCGATTTTTTCTTGTATGTCAAGTTCAATTTTTTCTTGTATTTTAGGTTCGATTTTTTCTTGTATTTTAGGTTCGATTTTTTCTTGTATTTTAGGTTTATCTACTTTTTGTTTTTTAATTGCATTTTCTTTTTTTTGTTCATTTTCATTCATTTGTTGCTTTTTTAATTCAGTAATAATTTCATCCTTTTGATTACCAATATATTCAATAATAGACATAAGATTAGTAACATTTTCATTAATAGAAATGTCCCAATTTTTATGCACAAGTTTAATACCATTTTTATTCATTTTAATCTCAACCTTTTCATCAGTCATATTTTGTTTAGTCATATTTTCATCAGTCATATTTTGTTTAGTCATATTTT